TTGATTGCAATGGGTAGAACCGAGCAAGCCAACCAAATTATCAATCAAGTTAAGTTTTACTTTTTTGAGCATACAGACACACGCAATGAGGTGACAGTATGAGTTTTGTTGCTTACTATCGCGTATCAACTCAGCGTCAGGGCCAATCAGGCCTTGGCCTTGAGTCCCAGCAATCAGCAGTAACACAGTACTGCGCTGGCAAAGAACTCATCGCGGAGTTTACAGAGATCGAGTCAGGCCGTAAGACAGATCGCCCACAACTCTTAGCCGCTTTGGCATTAGCTAAAAAGAACAAGGCCACCCTGGTCATTGCAAAGCTAGATCGCTTGGCCCGTAATGTTCACTTCATATCTGGCTTGCTTGAGTCTGGCGTGCAGTTCATTGCAGTTGATATGCCAGAGGCTGACCGCACATTCCTACAGATGGCCGCAGTATTCGCTGAGTGGGAGGCGCGTAAGATATCTGAGCGTACTAAGAGCGCTCTACAGGCCGCTAAGGTTCGCGGTACTGTCTTGGGTAGCCCAAGGCCAGAAGTCGGCTCTAAAGCTGGTGTAGAGGTCAAGCAAGCCAAGGCCAATGCGTTTGCATTCAGAGTTGCACCATCACTACAAAGTATCCTCGCTCAAGTTGGTTCCAACTTGCGTGATGTGGCCGCAGAGTTGCAGTTACGCGGCATTAAGACCGCCAGGGGCAATGAGACCTGGCACCCAGCCCAAGTAGCACAACTTATCAGGAGAGTTAACTATGCAGTCGTTTAACAAGCACAACCAATCCTCCAAAGACTTGTACAAGTCGGAGGAGTCTGTACTCGACAGAGTGATAGGCGCGATAGCGTTTATTGCTTTTGTCGTAATCGTAGCCCTGTCTGGATGTGTAGAGACAGATCCTATCCCAACCCCAACACACAAGGTGGCCGCATGAATTTAGAAGATATTGAGTCACCTTATATACCAGCCGCCAAGACCGACATCTTGCGTACGCTAAAGCGTACGGGATGGGTGCCACCATCGGAGAACAGAGAGTATCAAAAGAAGTGGGAATACTACCGATCCATTGCATTTAAAAACGAAAGGAAACTGAAGTGAACACACAACTAGAACAAGTAATGAACCACCTTAAATCTCGTAAACGCACAGGCATTACTAGCTGGCACGCAATTGAGTCTTATGGCATCACACGCCTAGCGCATTACATACATCAACTTCGAACCAGGGGATGGCAGATTGAGGATCAGTTTGAACACGATCCCGATAGACCAAACCACAAGTGGAAACGCTATTGGCTCAAGAAAGCGCCGTCTATGGCCGCAATGAAGAGGGCAAAATGATGGACTATTCCGAATACTTGTTACGCATTAATCGTCTCATGCAAGAGACACACAAGGCCGCCCAGGCAAACAACTATGAAGTGGCCAGCAATATGGCCGCTGAAGTAGCGCGTTATGCCATCAGCCTGGCCGCGTTCTTTGAATCAAAAACAGAAACGGAGATTTGATATGGTAGGAAAAGTCACACCAAACGATATGCTTTCAGCCAGCCGCCTACCAGCGGTCTGCGGCATGAGCGTATATCGATCACCTAACGATGAGTTACTTTCATCAATTGATAGTATCAATGGTATATCACCGCCTGATATATCAAACGAGGCTATGGGATGGGGTAACAAGATGGAGCCGACCATCTTGCTGGAGGCCGCAAACAGGCTGAACTGCAAGGATCTAGAGATCGATTACCATACGCCATTCTTTCACGATAAATGGCCTCTGAGTTGTTCTCTTGATGGCACCGCGTACGGCAAAGGCCAGGTTATTGTCAGCGATCCAGACAACGGCATCTATGTGGTTGGCAAGGACTCGATCACGCTAGATGGTATGGGCGTGCTAGAGGCCAAGCTGACCTCAATGCCAGCGGAGGATGTACTGCCCCTGTATCGTGGGCCTATACAGTTGCAAGCCCAGATGTCAATTATGAAAGCTGGATGGGGCGCGGTATGTACGCTCTACCAGGGTACGCAGTTGCGGATCTTTTTGTTTGAGCAACATCTGCCTACATTGAGACTGATCCAGGAGACCAGCAAGACATTCCAGGACAAGATAGATCGGTATAGAAATACAGGCGAGATCGATTACTACCCACCGATTAATCCAAAGGATGCGGCCAGGACTTGGGCTAGTGGCTCAGATGATGAGCCTGTAGTGCTGGATAGTTATGCAGAAGAGTTAACCAAATTATTTTTGGAGAACAAGCAAAAAATTACAAAAGCAGAAGAGGAAAACTCCAAGATACAAACAGAGATTATGGGAATGCTCAAGAACAATACCGCTGGTATCGCCGGTGAGTATCGGATCTCATGGCCAACCCGTACATATAAAGCCCAGGTGGCAAAGATTACGCCAGCAAAAGAGGCTTACACCATTCGTCAATCAACACTCTCAATAAAGGAATTAACCAAATGAGTTTAGTAAAACACCAGGGCTTTGCCCCACAAACAATGACCGAGGCTATTGAGTTTAGCAATATGCTTTCTAGATCCCAGATGGTTCCAAAAAACTATCAGAACAAACCAGAGGATGTACTTGTTGCCGTCCAATGGGGATACGAGATCGGTCTCGCGCCCCTCCAGGCTTTGCAGAATATCTCTGTAATCAATGGCAAGCCATCGGTATATGGTGATGCCGCAATGGCATTAGTACAGGCCAGCCCGGTATGCGAGGATGTGCAAGAGAGCATCGAGGGAGATGGCACCAGCAATCCTGTGGCTATCTGCCGGGTAAAGCGCAGAGGCCGCTCTGAGGTGGTGTCTAAGTACTCTGTAGAGGATGCCAAGCGCGCTGGTCTATGGGGTAAGCAAGGGCCTTGGTCTCAGTACCCCAAGAGAATGCTCCAGATGCGCGCCAGAGGCTTTGCTTTGCGCGATGCGTTCCCTGATGTCCTTAAAGGTTTAATCACCGCTGAGGAGGCTCAGGATATGCCTGTGGATGAGGTTCTTAATAAGCCAGTAAAGATTGCGTCTAACAATCCATTGGATGCCATCCCAGCATTGTCAGTTTCAGAGCCAGAAGTTTTGGATATACCAGCTGATAACTGTCTCCAAAATACAACAGTTCAAGAGATGCCTGTGCCACCTATCGAGGATGCTCCACTACCCGTAGTTTCGGCTGGTTATCCTAAGCCTGGTACCTACAGGCTAAACATCCCAGGCAAGGATGCCATTGTCTGTGAGGGTATTGAGTCTTGGATGGAGTCTTATAACGACATGGCTGATAAGGTTGCCAGATCTAAACTATCCAAAGAGGTTAAGGCCAGCAAGATAGGCGAGTTTAATACTCTGAATGCTGATGTCTTAGGGTTGCTGAGTGCAGTTCAAAAGGCTGGTATGACTGCACATAAGCAAAAGCGTAAGGCTATGTTGGACGCGTCTAGCTAAGGTACAGGGCGCGCTCATCATTGCGCCTTGATACCAATCCTTTAAGTACCTTGCCGCCAGCCTTTGTCCAATCTAGAAAGGCCTCGGCGGCACCTTCATAATCACCTCGGTTGTGTTTCATTCTGAGGCTAGAGCGCTGAAGATTACCTAACCCTACATTGAAAGCAAAGCTGGTGAGCGCACCAAGGCGGCCAGCAGTAAGGCCGTCAGGACATAGTCTGCGTACCCCGTTTTCAAAACTGACCAGATCTTTAGCAAGCATCTCATCAACTTCTCCCATAGATAAAGTTCTATCCCATCCATCAGGTATCGGCAACGCTTTACGCTCTGCCAGCGGTACCCTGATATGTGATTGATCGATTACATGACCAACACCAACAGTCCATATTAACGCCGGGCATTGGTATGGCCTAACCCGTACACCTTCGTGGTGTTTAATCATGTCAATGACACGATGCTCTAAACTCATTTTTTAAATGCCTGAGTTCCGAACCAGAATGAGACCACGCTTGACCAGATAATCTGTGTCTCGTTATCCCACAGAATGTCTAATGCAACGCTAAAATCTACACCAGTTTTAACGGCATAGTAAAAACCAAATATCTCTACAAAGGCAAACAAAAAGAACAGGCCGTAGGTAATGAATGACCTGGTGAATGCCCTGGCATTGATGACCCATTGTGCCGCGCCCTCACCGATAGCTATGTCGTGTGCGTACAAAGCCTCACGCTCTTTCTCTGCTGACTGTATGGCAATCTGCTCTGTGCGGATCTCTTCTACCTTAGCCTGGGCAATGTAACCTTCTTTGAGCATCTGCATCTCACGCTCAGTCTGCATCTTAACTAGTTCTAGTTCATGTGCTTTGTCTGATTTATCTTGAAAAAAATCCATCAGCTTTGGTAGGCCACCAGCCAAGAATGAAACGATAGTAGTAAGTAAAGTAAACATTATGATCCCCAATAAACATACATTCCAAAAGCTATCCAAGCACTAGCAACTACCCATGCCCACATCATTAAATCAAAGTCATCATTCATTACCACTTATATCCCCAGGTGGCATACCAAGCAATGACTGCGGCAAACGCAAAGCAATAAAACTGAACTCGTCTAATTGCTTTAAGGTCATGTTGAAACTCTTCGTTGTCTTTGCGTTGCATATTTTCGATATCTAATTTAATTTTTAATAAAGCGTCCCACTCTTTGGCGCCATGCTTTTTAACAAAGTCTATCTTTAACCTGGCCTCCTCATCGGAGATCTGTTTCTTATGTTGCCATGACTCAAGCGCTTTAATCAGCGCTCGCTCTTTCTTAAACTCTGCCTCTCGCCTAGCCCTGATGCGTTCATTAGCCTTGGATTGTGCTAATTCAGTTGCATCGTGCTGAACATTCTCTATGCTTTTAGATAGACCCTTGCTTGCCTCTCGGCTGGAGTCTATGCTACTGCTTAATACCTTTACGCTATCAGATAGACCGAATGGATCAGACACATCTTAGCCCACCTTGATGTGACCAACGCCAGCTAGGTAAGTTACTAAACCTATTGCGGCAACACCAACAAACCAAAAGAATTTAGTAACAACTGACCTACCAACAGAGGTATAGACATTCTCGATAACTCTTTCAGTTACCTTCTCAACAATATCCTCGATCTCTTTCTCTGTCAGGTTAGCCATGATTACGCTTTCTTTCGTACAGTTTTTTTAGCTACTACTTTCTTAGCCGCTGGTTTCTTTTTAGCAACAGTCGTAGTTGTTTTTGCAACAGGAGTTTCAGCAATATCAACTTTAGGTTGAAAGCCAAACTTATCTAATATCCAGGTAAAGGTAAAGTTCATAATTTATCCTATCAACGCTTTAACTTCGTCTTGGGTTAAACCTAATGCGGCTAGTTTAGCTAGTGCAGAAGCCTTTGTATCAATGACTGCTTGTGCATCAG